GAGGGGCTTTGTGCAAACCTGTCATCGAAAGATGATAAGGCGGCACACTGCTACCTCACGAACGAAAACTGGTGGAAGCGTTGGAGGAAGAGAGCATTTTCCGCCAGATGGCAACGGTCATCAAAACTTCCAACGGCGACCGCAAGATTCCGATTGTGACTTCCAAGGGCGAGGCTGTCTGGATGGACGAAGAACAGCAGTATTCTCTTTCTGATGATACATTTGGGCAGGCATCGCTCTCCGCATATAAGCTCGGTACGGCGATCAAGATCTCCGAGGAACTTCTGGGCGACAGCGTGTTCGACCTTCCGTCCTACATCGCCCGTGAGTTTGCCCGCAGAATCGGCGCAAAGGAAGAGGAAGCCTTCTTCATCGGTAACGGTACCGGTAAGCCTACCGGTATCTTCAATGCAACCGGCGGTGCACAGGACGGCGCGACTACCGCAGGTGCAAGCATCACCTTCGATGATGTGATGGAGCTTTTCTATTCGCTCCGCAGCCCGTACCGCAAGAAGGCAGTCTGGGTGCTAAACGATTCTACGGTCAAGGCACTCCGTAAGCTCAAGGACGGCAACGGCAATTACATCTGGCAGCCTTCCGTTGCGGCAGGTGTTCCCGATACGATTCTCAACCGTCCTTACAAGACCTCCAGCTATGTTCCGGAGATCGGCGCTGGCAAGAAGTGTATGGCATTCGGCGATTTCAGCTATTACTGGATCGCTGACCGTTCCGGTCGTACCTTCAAGCGCCTGAATGAGCTGTTCGCAATGACCGGTCAGGTCGGCTTCCTTGCAATGGAGCGTCTTGACGGCAAGCTCATTCTCCCCGAAGCAATCAAGACACTCAAGGTCAAGAGTGGCAGCGGTGCATGATCACTCTGGCTGAGACGAAAAACTATCTTCGTGTAGATCATACAGAGGATGACAAACTCATCCTCTCACTGATCGACACTGCCAAGCGACTGGTGCAGGACGTCGGCAGAATAGACGAGGCGGCACTTGCGGTCAATGAGGAAACCACCCGGCAGGCTATGCTGTATACTGTTTCTTACCTCTATGAGAACCGCAATGGCGCTGACTACCACAAGCTGACACTCACGCTCCGTGCGCTGTTATTTGCACAGCGGGAAGGGGTGATCTGATGGAGATCGGAACGCTCAATCAACGGATCGCCTTCCTCGAACACAGCACGAAGATAGACGGCATCGGCAACCACAAAGCCCGGTGGGAGGAAGTTTTCTCCTGCTGGACTGCCGTGTCCGTAAAGACATCGACGGAAACGACTGAGGCAGGTGTCACCAAAGAGGTCACCTCGCTGGAATTCACAGTCAGGCAGACGCCCGATACCAAGCGCATCAATACCACCACGCACAAGCTGCGCTTCCGTGGACTGGTGTACGACATCAACGGTGTACTGCCGAATTATAAATCACTCGACTATATGAAGATCACGGCAGGTACACGAAAGGCTGGTGAGCAGGATGACTTCGATTGACGATATGGCAGCGGAGATCATGCACGGTCTGACAGAATATGCAGACCTTGCCGATTCCGCCATGAAAGCGGCAGTCAAAAAGACAGCCACCTCCGTCAAGAAGGAAATCTCCGCCAATGCACCGAAGCGTACCGGACGTTATGCAAAAAGCTGGGCGACCAAGAAAACGCGGGAGAACAGCCATACACTCGAAATGACCGTTCACTCGAAAGACCGCTATCAGCTTGCGCACCTGCTGGAAAAAGGTCATGCAAAGCGGAACGGCGGACGTGTATCCGGCAAGCCGCATATTGCGCCTGCGGAAGCGAACGGCGAGGAAATGCTCACGCAGCTTATCGAGGAGGCGCTGTCATGACCTATGAAGAAATCAATGAAATGATGCAGGAGATCGGGATGCCGTTCGCCTATCATCATTTTGCCGAGGGTGAGTCTCCGAAACCGCCCTTTGTTATTTTCCTCTCACCCGGCGAGGACACCTTCGGCGCGGATAACCTGATGTATCACAGCTTCAAGCAGCTTGATGTGGAGCTGTATACGGATGAAAAGTCGCCCGACACGGAAAGCCGCGTGGAGGAAGTGCTGACGCAGCACAATATCTATTACACGAAAACTGAAAGCTGGATCGAGAGTGAGAAGCTCTACGAGGTGCTTTACGAAATGGAGGTATAACAATGGCACTGCAGAAGAATAAGGTAAAGTTTGGTCTGAATAAGGTTCACTGGGCGAAGATCACGGCATGGTCGGACGACGGCGTTCCGACCTTTGCAACGCCAGTGCGCCTGCCCGGTGCGGTTTCCCTGAGCATTGACGCCAACGGCGAAAACGAGAATTTCTATGCCGATAACAGCGTGTATTATGTCATCAACAACAACACAGGCTACGACGGTGATCTGGAGGTCGCACTCATCACAACCGACTTTGCAACAGCGATTCTCGGTGAACAGCTTGATGCAAAGGGCGTTCTGGTGGAGCGTAACGATGCAGAAACATCGCAGTTTGCACTTATGTTCGAGTTCGACGGCGACAAGAACCACATCCGCCATGTGCTTTACTGCTGCTCGGCTTCCCGTCCTGCGACTGAGGGTGAGACTACCGAGGAGAGCAAGTCCGTCAAGACGGAAAAACTGTCCCTCAAAGCATCGGCGCTGCCGAACGGTCTGGTGAAGTCCAAGACCTGCGAAAGCACCGATCAGACCACCTACGACAACTGGTACAATGCGGTCTATATGCCGACTGCTGCAACCAACAACAGCACCGGCACTCGTTCCACATCGACCAAGTCCGGCAGCGCAACTGAGTAAGGAGGTACAGCATGGCTATTAAAAAGAAGATCACCGTTGACGGTATCGAGGTTCCGTTCAAGGCAAGTGCCGCTGTGCCTCGCCTTTATCGTATCAAGTTCCGCAAGGATATTTACAAGGACTTCGCTGCACTTCAGACCTCTGTGCAGGAGGGCGATGAGGAAGGTTCTACCCTTGACATCGAGAGCCTTGAGGTGTTCGAGAACATCGCATACATCATGGCGAAGCACGCTGATCCGGAGAACGTCCCGGACAATCCGGACGAATGGCTCGAAGTATTCAACACATTCTCTATTTACGAGGTGCTGCCGCAGCTCATTGAACTGTGGGGACTCAACGTGGAGACGCAGGCGGAGTCTAAAAAAAAACATCGCAAAACTGACCGCCCGATGACAACGCCCCTCTTCCTTCTCCGATGTGTGCAGATCGGGCTGTCCCTCTCGGAGCTTGATCTGCTCACGATCGGAGTCGTGAATGATATGTTCACCGAAAAGGAAAATGACGAATATGACGGTTGGCATGAGGTGGCTGGACAGGCAGATTTTGATGCATTTTGACAATTGACTATTCCTCCTTGCTGTGCTATAATACTGGCAAGGAGGTGTACTCGTATGTCTAATTTTATTAATGCAGAATATGAAAAAGGACTTACTGATGTAATCAACGACATTTTTTATTGCAATACATCCTATCGCGGTAAAATCGGCTTTATCAGAGTACTCACAGAATATCTTGTTCGAAAGTTGACTGATTATCCGTCTTCAGACAAAATGATGTTAGGATATGATAGAGTTAAGAACATGATTGCGGATCTACCATACGGCACTCATATTCAAGAGTGTGTTGACAAAATAAAGAATGACATAGATGATAGCCACGGCGGAGATACTTGTTTACATACCGAACGTGTTGATGAAGTTTCTAAAGAAGAATATAATTACATACTTGATGCTTTAAGCGAATTGTATGCTTGTCTATTCATAAAGTTTTTTGCTGATTATGAATTTGGAAGCAATCAAAGAATAATGTCGGAGTTTTCACTGTTGCCTCCAATTATTCGATACAAAACCCTTATCTTTCTTTATAATACGGTTGAAAATGCGAAATCAAATATTCTTTTGATTGATAAGCTTGTAATTATCATAAAAAAGGTATTAGGAGATGAAGAAGCATATAAATGGGTTGAGGAAAGAAAGACACAGTTAGAAGGAATTCCATCGGTTGCAAATATAGACAAAACTGATCCAATACAGGTTATGCTTGCATTAAATTCCCCCAATATGTATCAGTGCTGTTTATCAAAAATCAAATCTGAATATCCGGAACGATATAAAACGTTTGAGGAAGCAAAAACATATTATTTGAAATTCGGAGGATTAGACGGCACTACAAACGATATACTCGAATTTAACGATATTATGGAATTTGTTTTCATGGGTAGAAAAGAGGCGTAAGTAATACTTTAAAGCACTTGCTCCGGCAGGTGCTTTTTTCATGCCCTCACGGAGGAGGTGATCCGCATGGCAAACAGAATCAAGGGCATCACTGTAGAAATCGGCGGTGATACCACCAAGCTGTCCAAGGCACTGGAAGGTGTCAACAAGGACATCAAGGGTACACAGACGCAGCTGAAAGATGTACAGAAGCTGCTGAAGCTCGATCCTTCCAACACGGAACTGCTCTCGCAGAAGCATAAGCTCCTCGCCGATGCGGTGACAGCTACCAAAGAAAAGCTGGAAGTGCTGAAAACTGCTGCAGAACAAGC